CGTAGTGGTTCAAGACTGAATTTTTCAGGCCACATATTACCAATTATATTACAGTCTTTTCTGTACTGTGTAACTTGACCCATAAGTGCGTTTGCAATAGTGGTAGAGTCTTCTACCCAATCTTTATGTTTTAATAAATTAATTTGTGTAAAGGACATTTGACCTTGTTGATGTTTCTCATACTGATCAGGATTATCTTCAAACTTTTTAATTAAGCTATCACATAGTTCTGCTGGTATTACGTCATCATATCTTCTTATGTACGTTTCCATATTTCAATAGTCCTTCAATTTCATTTTTTAGTTGTTTAGACTCTTCCATAGAGTTATTTGTACGAACTTCAAGTTCATTTAATAAAGTGAAGTTTGTAAGTATATTTGATATTTGTGACCTTCTACCTGATAACCATTTTTCAGATTGAGTGTCTTGTCTTTCTTTGTGTCGTCTTAGCTCTTCATCTTTATTAACTGTAAGAACAAATACTTTTGCATCATGTGTTTCTACTAACCATTCTATATCTTTTGCTCTAAAGAATCTATCACCTTCAACTATTATATGTTTATATTTAGGCTGTTCTGAATTGATGAAATCACGAAACTTATTGATTGTTCCATAACTGAGTCTGTCAGTACCACCAAAGGTTTCCCCCTCTGGGTATTGACCAACAACAAGAATATCATTATGCACTTGACATTTAAATAGCTTCATGGGTTCGACAAATTCTGCCGCACCTAGTCCTTTGATTATTTCTCTAATCAAGAAACTCTTACCGCTGCAAGGAATCCCACCGCACATTATTATCATGCAGTAGCAACCGCCTTATCACTCTTAGCATTGTTATATTCGGGGGTTTCTAATTTTCCATTTTCAGGCACCGTTTCACCACCTTTTGATCTAGGGTTAACGTGATCTCCCTCAAACTTCTTACCATTAAAAGCATGGCCGGGTTTTATTTTTTTGCCAGTAGAAGTTATATCTCCACCTTCCATAGAAAACATATCAGCACGATCTACGTTATCAAAACTTACATTAGGATCACGATACACAATGACTTCATCATCTATGAGTTTAGAAAAATACTCTGATTTGATAAGTTCAAGACGTTTCTTCGCAGCATCAGAACCAGTGGTCTTATACAAAGAATGATAAGCACGTGACTCACCTTCCTTTATCTCATGCAAAGTATCTTTATCACCATACATAGTAGAAGCAATATAAATAAATTCATTTATCAACTTATCTCGATTCTTTTTATTTCTCTTAGGAAGTTCGTAATTTGTAGACTCCATCAATTTCAAAAGATAGAAGAAATCTATGTGAAGATTCTTATGAGGCATACGATATTCTTCAACATCAAAAATCTTGACATAAGGAATATAAGTTTTTTCAAAAAACTCTACAAACTTCTCATATCGTTTATTTTCGGGAGAGTTAAATTCCCAAGCAGAATCAAGGTCAGAAGAACCACCCCAACCAGTAGGAACAGCAGGAATGTTATCCTTGTCTCCTTTTGCAGTCTTAGAAAATATTCCCAACATCTTACCAATTAGAACAGAAGTACCGAACCTTTTAGAATCTTTGTAAGTAAAAACTTCAGCATTTAATAAATCTTCTTTGTATTTAAAAGCAAGATCATCACGAATACCAGTAGACACTTTAGATATCTTAGGATTTCTACGTTCAGCAGGAACTAAACCTTCTCCAGCATTTAGTAGACTAAACAATTCTGCACGTTCTTCTACAGTGATATCAGTATAGGTGAAAACAAAAACTCGTTCGTTGTTTAGTCGGTCTATGATGAGAGGATGTTTCTTTTTTAAATTCTCATACTTCATATTTTCTCTAACAAGTTCTCCTTCACCATCGGCAAAGACATAATCTGCAGCAAGAATTTCAACTTTATTATCATAAAAGTCAACAAAATCATCACAACGGTTTCCACCATCAAGATGAGCAAAAAGATTACCAGCAGCAATCTGTCTTTCAAGCAATTCAATAAAATCATGATCACGATGACCATTTTTCATTCTCTCTTTTGCAACTTTAAGAACACCTACCAAATCAACCAAATGTATGGGAGTTAGTTTTGCAAAACCAACTACAGCAGTTGAAGCATACAATGATCGTTTAAGTTCATCCCAAACACCTTCTCTCTGTACAGACAAGTCTCTAAGTGTGTAAGGCAACACATCTTTTACAAAATTTAGTTTTTTATCCTTAACATCTTTATTAATAAAATAACCAGACTCTACAATATCAAGTTCTCTAAAAACTCTTGGGTTCATAATTTAATCTTCCTATCAATTAACTATACTTATATGCTATATGATTCGGGGGGCAATGTCAAGGCAATAATTAAATAAAATCTTCTAAACTACCACTTTCTTTTGCTGCGAACCTACCAATCTTTCTTTCAGATTTTCCTGCTACTCCCTTGGTTGCAAGTCGATTATCTGCGTATGCCACGCAAGTAAATCGTTGTCCGTTACCTTTTATCTGTGTAACGCCATGTATTTCATTAGAATCAGCAATTAACACTGAATTATCGGGTGCATCTATTGCAATTCCATATCGTGGAAATACAAGATAAGCACCTTCATAGTCTCCATCTCTGAAACAACTCATTGTAGTCATACCAGCATTTAAATCACCAGAGTCTACATGAGCCCCCATCTTACCAGACATTGATACATGATATCGGTTAGCACTTAAAGTTGTAAAGATACCACCACCAATACGATGTTTTGGTTCAATGTAAGTATCACAGAAGGCTTTCTGTTTTTCATAAATTTCACTATTTGCTTTCTTAAATGCAAGCTCATTCCAATAAGAAATTACTTGTAATTCTTCCCATTCTTTTGGATTGTCTTTTACCCAACCAGAGACATCAATACCACCAGTAAATCTACCTCGTTTGTGTCCAATCATAACTGAATGTATTTCATTTGAGTATGCAATCATACCCCACTTGCCTGTACCAGTTTTTAACTGATATGAGTTAGGTGTTCGTAGTCGATAGTCAACATCTTTAACCAAACCTTTTGCAAGCATATCTTCTTCTAGAATAGGGCCTGAACAGTTTGCTCGCATCACAGATACATCTTGAATTGCCATGAGTGTGTTTCTTACCGAATCATCACCGTATGCATTTGTAATAACATATGCAAGAGGAACATCAGAACCATCAAGTGATAAAACAGGTTTCATAACAGCCGAGTCTTCATCTGTTACTTTAATTACTTGGTCATATGAACTTTCGTCTAAAAATTTACCATTCCATGCATCGTGGGTTTCTTTTTTTCCTAAGTCTTTATTAGCTGTTATATATTTCATTTTTGTAAATCCTTATATGGTTTGAGTATATTGCTGTAAATATTATCTGCAAGATATTTCATACAGATAGGTGCAACCATTAACCCAATTCTTGCAAGTTTTTCATTAAGTTTACCAGTAAGAATATAATCCTCTGGTAGTGTCATAATCCTTGCACTTTCTTTTGTAGAGAAAACTCTATCTTCTTCTGGATGTAAGTGTACTGCAAGACTTGTTTGTAGTCCCTGTTCAGAAAGAGTATGTGATGCTTGATTCCAAGGAACTCTGCGAGATTGAAAAAACGATGTTTTCTTTTCTGGTAGTGTTTTACCCCACTTCTTTCTATGTGCAATAACTTTGTCATACCAAGGGCCCACAACATCATCTCCAACAGACACGACTTTTTCTGGGTTCTTTGGTAATCTTTTCATCCACTTATATTTAGCACTTTTTACCATCGCTGCTTCAAGCAGTACTGCTTCAGCACGATTTTCATTATTGAGTTGTAAATCTCCTATAGCATCACGAATGGATGCAAATTCTTTTTCTGGATTTGGAAATACTTCTCCAGCCAAACACATGAATGGCATATTAATTTCGTCTAAAACATCATTACGAACAGAAACAATAAACACACGTTCACGTTTTTGTGGAACACCTTGTTCATGCCCCTTGAGTACCTTGTATACTGTCGTATAACCTAGTGCTTCAAAATCATTAACCATTCGTGCAAGATGTTCTGATGCATGAACCATTGTAAGACCTTTTACATTCTCACACACAATTACTTTAGGCATCATTTCACCAGCAATACGAATCTGTTCCCAAGTCAAATCTTCAATATTCTTTTGTTTAAAACCGTAAGCTGTTTTCTCTTTACCCCAACCTTTTTGTTTAGTACCTGACATAGAGAAAGGTGGACAAGGAGGCGAACCATCAAGTATGTCCAATTCGTACTTTTTAATACCTGTCATTTCCATGATCTGTTGACCAGAAACATTTTTAATATCTCCACAAATGTGATGTGGAGTTTCGGGCCAGTTGGCAAGATAAGTATCTACTGCTACTTGTTGAAATTCATTTACAAATTTACAGTCACCGCCTGCAAGTTTATAGCCTGCAGAAGAACCACCACCGCCCGCAAAAAATGATATGTAATCAAACAGTTTTCTATCTGATGACTTTTTAAGATCAGCTAATGTATATCTAAAGTATTTCAAGTAATTATTCCCTCATTATTTAGAATCATTATAACACATTTTTCATCACTTGTCAAGTAAAAAAGTCCTCTAATGTTCCTTGTGTTCCATAACTTCTATCAACCATCCAATTAATTTTAGTTAATATAAAATTGAGAGGTTCTACAAATGACTTCTCAAACTGTACATCATAGTCTATTATCTTATGAAAGTCAAGTTCTTTTGGAAGCTTTGTCATAAAGGATATTGCACTACATTGATATAGATTTGGTTGTTTAAGATTGATAAACTTAATCTTATCACCTTCTTGAATGTATGGATACTTGTTACCAAGCTTGTTTTTCTTTACCAAGTGATTATATAAGATAGCTCCCTTACAATGAATTGGAGCACCTTTACCAAACATCTGATTGGGGTCAGAGAACTTTGCAAGTCCATTTACACTTCTTGGATAAGCAATCTCTTCTGGTGGTAAACTCATAAACTCTTCACGAAACTCCTGTATGAAGTTATTCATCTCTTTCTCACTACCATTCATAATAATCTTTAGACCCTGTTTGATCTTTTCTCTACAGGGTGCTGGTGTACTTGATTTAACAGCCTCGATACCCATGATCTTTAGCTGTGCTTCTTTATACTTTACACCTTCCATATCCCATACATTGAGAATATATCTCTTCTTTGCAGTCCAGATACCCTTGTCAGCGATTGCTTCCCGAGCCATCTGCATCTTCTGGTCATATGCATTTACATATTTTGCCAAATCCTGATAACTGCTCTCAATAAACGGTTCAATTTTATCTTTAGCAATTGTGTCCATGAACTTGACAATTTTTGCAGTCTCTGCTCCCTCTCCAAACACTTTATTGACCAATCTGTCAAAAGTAATATATACTGAATCTGTATCTGATGCAATAACGTAGTCTTCGTTATCGGTGTCCAATAATTTGTTGAGATACTTGTTAAGACTTCTCTCAATCCAACGAATAGATAACTGGCCAGACGTAGTGATTGCTTCAGCAACCAAAAGATCGTAATAACGAAACCATACGTTACCAAGAGCACCATACGCAGAGTTAAGAGAAATCTTTTTCGCAAGTTGAATGTTGTTATACTTGGAAATATCTTTGAGTAATTTGGGGTCTTTTGTGTTTTCATATTCTTGTTTAGCCTGTAATGTTAACTTCTTATACTTCACACGATCATTATACATCGATTGCATAATCTCTGGAAGGAAGCCTTGTTTGTTAGTCTTAAACAATGCACCATTTGGTGTAAGTGTCACACCCTTCATTGTTGAAGTATCAACCTTTCTGTCTAATAATTTATCTACCGTCATACCTTTAACTTTGTCCTGAGAAACAAGAGTTTCGGGAGATATATTATATTGCATAATTAAATGTGGATATAGAGAATTTAAATCAAATGACATAACCCAATTGTGCATACCGACTTGTGGGTCTTTTACATAAGCACCTTCAAACTTATCTGGTTTTTCAGACTTTCGTTTTTGTGAAATTACTATATTCTTGTCACGCAAAAAGTTATAGATAAGAATGTCCCAATATTTAGTAGATCCAAGTACGTCCATATAATTTACTTTTGCATCATAAGCCATTGTAAGACAAAGCTCAATAAGCTTCATCTTGTCTTCAAGCCTATCAACTAGTTCCACATCCATGATGTTATATTCTAGGAACGATTGATAGTCTTTTGTATACCAATCACTAAATGTCTCGTAAGGATTACCCTCTTTACGTTCACCCAATTCAACAAATGCAATGTGATCAAGACGATATGATTCTTGATTTGTGTATGTAAATTTACGATACAAATCA